CTTATCGCTAGTTATTACAGTATATTTATTACCACCAAATTCTAATACAAGATTGCAATGGCTAATTTTATACGGTGTCTTTCTAAATAAAGGCTTAGTCGTAAGCCAAACCAGATTAGCCACTGGATCATCTCTGAATTCATAAAAGTCTACACTAATCAGTGACATTCTGACCAGTCCTTTCCAATTTGATACTCACCATCAATGGGCATCTTACAATCTAATTTTTTGCCCGCCTCAAGTAGAGCCTGTACACCAAGCTTGCCTACCTCTTCTGCAATTTCTGCTGGACATTCTAGCTGCCACTCATCATGCACTGTAGCCATAAACTTAACAGGCATATCTTTAATCTTACGTTCAAGAAGAACCTGTGCGACTTTCATAACAATAGCACCATCACCTTGCAATTGTACGTTAAGTGCAGCATGTTGTGATCGACAAGGTACAAGGCGACCGTCAAGAAGCTTTACCTTACCAGTCCTATCAACATGTGCCTTTACATCATCAATAACTTTCTTCAAAGCTGGAAGTCTAGTTAAGAACTTCTTCTTAAGAGCAGCACCAGCATTAGCATTCTTGCCAATAATTTTACCAATCTTTACATTACCAGCACCATACAAGAAACCATAGAAGAAAGTCTTAGCATCGTTTCTTGTTGGAAGTCCAGCAGCATGTTGATTCTCAGAATGAATATCTCCTTCCAAGATAATCTTCGCATACGCTCCCTTATCATACTTAGCCATACGGGATGCAAGCATGCGTGCTTCAAGACCACTAGCATCAATACCGACTTGTACATTACCAGCGGAAGGTTTGAACAATGCTCGTGCTCTTTTGTCCCCTGACACCTGTTGTAGGTTGGGCTGCGATGCAGTCATACGACCAGTCACCGTACCCTGTGGGTTTACCATGCCGTGAATCTTACCGTCACGGCTATGGTAAGCCCGCTTAATCCAGTCAGATACTTGACCCTGTAGTTTGATAGTATCAAAGTATTTGATAAGCACCTGAGCTTCTGGATACTTGAGTTCTCTAAGCACAGCTTCGTCAACCTTTGGATTACCCTTGTCGGTCAGTGGGGGCACCCAACCATACTTGGCACTAAGCCGCTCCGCAATTTGTTTGCGGGAACCCGGGTTGAAGACTGTTACCTTATCTTTGAGTCGCCGCCCTGTTTTCTCGGACCAGCGTTCTTCAGTGATAGGTGGAAATGTTTGTCTCATTTCATCTTCAATAGAAATCTTATTATACTGCAACTCTTCTTCCAAATTGTATGCAGCATCAATGTCAAAGCAAAAGCCATTAGCAATTTGATTAGAAATAATTCTTGTAACTTGTTGTTCCAACCAAACAGATTTCGGATTTGCATTTATAAACTCCTGTTGTGCCTCCCAGATTTTGTGAGACACTTCTACATCTTGAATACAATACTCCAGCATTTCATCTGAATATTCTTCCCATCCACCTTGATAGTCTTGTTTATGACAGCCAAGATGTTTGCCCCAACACTCGAGCGAGTTACCACCCAAAGGATGATCACCTCGTTCAGGATACATCATTCGGGAGATAATGAGAGTATCTTGTTGCTCAGTGTGAATAGGACCGTAGAACCTTTCGAGCACAGGGATGTCATATATCGTAATATTATGGCCAATAAGACAGTCGGCATTGCGCAACACATCAACACCAGATCTAATGTCCATACCAGTATAAGTTTTAATTTCATTTGTATCTATGTCCTTGATAACAAGGCAGTGAACCTGAGTTACCTCAGGTATCACATCGCCTTTTGTATTTAGATTAATTTCGTTTAAGCCGTTGGCTTCAATGTCTAGTACGAGTCGGTTCATGAGACTCTTCCTCCTATTAGTTAAACGTTACATTGCCTGCATCAGACTCCTGATACTCGACTTCCTCCAGTCTACCGCAGTTGTGATTGTAGTAGAGGGCTGAAGCTACACCGCACTTACCAGTCAGACGGTTCTTTAGAACACGAACTGTAGTTGTGTTCTTGACAATCTCATCTGGATCTTGTCGGTTACGCTCCAATGCGATAACAGTATTGGGTACAGAAGCAAGAGAGCCTGAGCCTCTAAGATCCTGCATGGTAATACGTTCGCCTTCTTCAAATGCCTTACCATTCTTAACAAGCTGAGAGACGATATGAATGTGTACACCAGTGCGTGACACAAGTGATCGCAACTCTTTCATAAGACTGTCAATCAACAGTCGCTCATTGTCATTCATAGATCCAAGCATACCTGTGGCAGCAGCAGTAATGTGGTCAAGCACAATAACTTCTACGCCCAAGGATACAGCCATGAACTCCAAGCGTTGCACAAGATTCTCTACACCGTTATTACCAAGGTGGTCATAGATATAGAAGCCAGTCTTGCTTAGTTTACCCAAGGCATCATGATACTCTGCATCATTGAATGTGTCAATCTCATTTGTTGATAAAACACTTTGACCTTCTTCTTCCATCAGTTTGTGCATCAATCGTTCTGCACGGATAGACCGAACAGGTTTATTAATAATCAAAGAGATAATATCTTCGATAGTTTCTTTGGGTGATTCTTCTAGCATAATAGCACCGCACTTGCGTCCTCGTTTAAGATGATCCCAAATAATTTCACGAATGATGGTAGACTTACCTGAGCCAGTACCCGATGTCCAGAGAGTAATCTCTCCTGATCGTTGACCAATTAAGAACTTGTTCATATTACCCCAAGGATAAGAGAACACACTTTGTTCTGTATCTTCATTAAGATTAATATTAGAGATGTGTAAGATCTCGTCTGGGCTATAGTGCTGTGCATTCCACATAGCATTCATTACCTCTTTGCCTTTACCTGCCAGCAAACAATCGTTAGGATCATTAAACGGCAGATTAGCAATCTTGCATTTACCCGGAGGCAATGCTTCAGCAACCTTCTTAGCTGCATCTCGTCCCGGTTCATCTTCATCAAACATCAAGATAACTTCGTCGTATGAGTTAACAAACTCCAAGTTATCTTTGATAGATTTCAATGCACCTTGTGCTCCCGTTGGTAGTGAGACTACAGGCCAGCCACCATTAAGTTGGTAGACAGTCATCGCATCGACTTCACCCTCAGTAATGACAAGTTTCTTGCCACCTTTGGATTGCCACAGCCATTGTCCATACAGCGGGAGTTTGTGAGCTTTGCCCACCCATTTAAATTGCTTATCAGGACCACGCAACTTCTGAGCAACAAGCTCTCCATCACTGTAGTAGTTAGCAATCTCTACTTCTTGCCCATTCATGTTAGAAGATTGATAGTCAAACTTTCTAGTAGCATCTTGATTGATACCACGATGAGAAAGAACTTGACAGGTACCCTTATATGGTTTCCAATCTTCATCATAAACAGGTTCTGGTTTCATATCATGCATAGGTTTATCTCCTTCCCAATATCCACATGCGAAACAATACTTGTGACCATCATCATAGACCGCAAGGTTGTCTCCTTTTGTATCACGACCCTGCCCCCTACATTGGGGACAGGGCTCGTGATGAGTACAAACACTCATACTTATTCCTTTCTATTTCTCCTACCAAAGCCAGCGAGCCCAAGCATAGCGAGAGCACCGGGGGCAGGAATAACGTTACCTTCGAATTGAGTCCCAATCGTGGTAAAAAAATCATACGATCCCTCTTCAGCATTGAAGAGAACCGCTGACTGATATTCATAGCCATACACATCATCAGTAGTATAGCTGTAGCTAACAGTGTCACCGGGGTTTACTTCAACGTTCCAAGTAATCGTATCATCAATTACCAAATCAAAGATAGCAATATCAGACGTTGCATCATTTGAGAATGTATACACAAACAATTCTGATTGAGCTTCTTCATCCAAGAAGTAGGAAGCCACAAAGCTACCCGTCCATTGGAAATCTTCTGATGCATCACCAACATAGGTCTGCTCAGTAAAGTCTGGTCCACTCAGACCAGCCAACAATAATTCTAATAACATACGTTATCTCCTAAAATAAATGTGCCACCCGACCGACTGGGTGACACATAACGCTCTTGGCAAGACTCGAACTTGCAACCTACTGCTTAGAAGGCAGTTGCTCTATCCAATTGAGCTACAAAAGCAAATAGCTCCACCGGGATTCGAACCCGGACTGGATGGATTTTAAGTCCACTGCCTCTGCCGTTGGGCTATGGAGCCTACGGTTAGTTGTCCCGCTTGTGCTCTGCCCATGCGACAAAGGTTTGTTCAACACATGCAATTGTTGGCAAAGCAAATTGCCGACTAATCCAATTGCCAACGTGGTCTTGTCCATCAATCTTTACAAGATAGCCATTAGCAATCTTGTTAATATAAAGATCATTATCAACAGTTTCAAACTGACACATGATAACAGCAGCTTGATTTACGCAGTCTTCAACACTGCATTTAGTTCCATTACAATCACTCATTGGGTTTCTCCTTGTTAATTCCCAAAACAAAATATCCATTTGCATCTTCAGCCCATTGTTTAGTAGCGTATAATTTAATTACTTGTGAGTCATCTTCCCATAATCTACCATTCATGACATCAAAGATAGCTTTTACAAAATTATCAATGTCCGCCTTTGGTGCATCTAACTTAGTAGTTTTAGGTCTGCCAATAAACAGTTCAAGATCTACAGTCAAAGGACCAGACAGCGGCTCCCATTCTCCCAATACATCGTCTACAATCTCCGCTGCTTCGCGTCGAAAGTTTTTGTAGGGTCCGGC